CGCTGGTTCAACCGTAATGTTGGTAACTTGTAGGTTTGGCATATACGTTCTTATCGAATCTTGAATTTCGGATTCTATATCTGAAAAAGTTGGTCCATCTAAGGGTTCAAATATATACTCATATAATCTTGATCCAAAATCGGGTAAAAAATATCTACTACCCTTTCTTGTTAAAAGTAAATGAACTAAGTTTGCTCTAATTTCCCCCTCCGTAGAGTTTGTGACATCTAAATATCTTCCTGTAAAAGAATCTACGAAAGGGAAAGAAATACCATAAGTTATACCATTTGCCATATCATATATAAATATAGTATCCTGAATTTTTATATAAATAAAAAACCCTCCGTTGCGGAGGGTTAATTTTTAGTATCTTCTTTTATATTGTCTTCGTCTGTAGTTTTCATCCATAGTCCTTTTGTATCCTTTCGGTAAATCGTCGCCTTTCATTTTTTCATGATATATTTTTTCACCTGATGCAGTTCTTGTAAAAATATCCCCATCTTTTCCGACAGATAAACTTCTATTTTTAATTAAATCTATTTCGGGTTCATCTTCATATGAATTGTCTGGTCTCATTTTTCTTAAAGGTCCATTTTGTTTATTTCGATTGTTAAAATCAGATGGTTCGGTTGGTGGGTCTTCTTTAAGTAATTTAGCAATACCCATTAATAATGCCGTTACCCCCCAACTTACAGCAAGACCAGCAGCGAAAGGAGCTCCAACAGTTCCTGCTAAAATTCCTCCAATTCCTATTGCTGCCGGTACACCACCCCAAGCCGAAATATTAGCGGCTCCTATACCATGTAATATTTCTGACGCCTTATTTCTTAGGCTTTCGTTTTCGCCAATTTCACCACCAATTTTATCTCCGATTTTCTTTTCTATTGCAGTGTGTACTTCTTTCGCCGAAGAATATTCATCTATTCCTAAATTATCTAAAACACGTTTTATGTTTTCTATATCTCGATCAGTAAAATTTGAGTAAATATCTTCAATTCGATCTTGAACTTTTGGTTTTTCTAAAACATCATCCACTTCGGCGGCAATTTTGTTTTGAGTTTCTTCTTCTTTAATAATTCGTTTTACAATACGACTCAAGTCATTTTCAGTCAATCTTATAATTTTTTTCATTATATTTTTTTTATAAATATATTGTAAAATAAAAAAAGTAAGGAACTTATAAAAAATTTCTTACTCTATTAACATTAAGTAATTTCGCAAGATCCGTTTGCACAAGCCAATTCACCACTTAAGTTGGTATTATCTTGTAACTCAATTACTTTTGTTAAATCAACATCAGTTAAAGTTTTAATCAAACGATTAAAATCTTCTTCTGTACAATCTTCAAAAGGTGCTTGAGTGTATGTTCCACCATTATAAGGAAGAACTGAAAGTCCATTGTAAAATTTTCTATTGTTCCACATCCAATCACCCACCAAGTCCCACTCATCTTCTTTGATTGAAACTGTCGCTGATACGTTGTGTGAATTTTGTCCTCCTCTGTGTCCAAATTTAATCCACTCTTGAGATACTTTCTTAACACGCTCCAACATTTGGGATACTGATTCATGACGAAGAATAGAACCTTCAGGAGATTTTTGTGGAATTGTAATTACCGCAGTATCGTGAGGTCTAAAAAATTCATCTTCCACCAACTCAGGGTGATTAATTGCTAAGTAAGAATAAATTGCTTCGTTTTTACCTACACGAATTCTTCTTAAATAGAAATCATTATGCCAAGCGTGAATACCTGAAGATGTGCCCAAAACCAAAGATGATGTTCCTGACGGTTTAACAGTTGTTGTTCTTGCGGCCTTGTTAATTCCAATAAGGTTTGCCACTCTTTCATTCTCTTCTTTTACTGTGATTGCTGCGGCTTTTATGTCATAACTTAAAACAACACCTGAACCAATACCTGTCATACCAACCCCAATAAGAGCGTCTTTTTCGGTTGTTCTTTTCCAAACATCACGAAGGTAATGAAAGTCAGTGTATCCCGCTTGAAGTGTTCCAATAAATGCTGCCCCTCTAACTCTTTTTTCAAAATCTTCTTGAGATTCGATATCAGAGGCATTTACCTCACATAAGTTACAGAACTGATAAGGTCGAAGACCGATCTCACAACATGGGTTTGTTCCCCAATCTTTGTCGTTTGACAAATATATTCCAGGTTCTCCTGCTCCTGACAACTCAATTCTTTTCCAAAGATTTATAAAGTATTCTTTGGTTACTTTGTGACGAAGAAGTACCGCTGAGTTGTTAGCTCTACCTCTTTGTGGATTTTGTTCCCACCAACTTCCAGATTTACAAGAGATCATTTCATCATCATCTGCAGAAAATAATGAAATTAAAGCCGCTCTACGAATACCACCTGCCAATACTGCATCTGCAATATGACAAACGATATCATGGGTTTCAATAGGTGAAAGTTTTTCACCGTCAACTTTGTTTTCAAATACTTTTGTGATGTTATGAATACAATCTTTCAATGGTTGTGGTCCTGGCGCTTTTCCACCTGAAGTAACCAACAACGCTCCTTTTTGACGAATATCAGAAAAATCAAATACTGGAGTTGATGATTTAACACCTAAGTATGATTCGATTAAAACTTTAATGGCGTCGGACCATCCTTCTATACTATCACCAATCAAGTATCTTCTTGTTCTACTTGAATTAGGTTTTTTAATTTCAGGAAGTTTTTCTACGTGATGTTTTTGAACTGAAAACCCAACTCCGGTTCCTCCTAACAACAAGAACATTGTTTCTGAAAACGAGTCAGGGTGATCGATTGGCATGTAAGCACAGTTGTAAACTCTGTTTGGTGAAATCTCGATTGGTTTTCCACCAAATTGTAATGATCTCATAGATGGTAGGATTTTTTTATCATATACCATTTTATAAACTTCTTCAATCTCGTTTTTGATTTGTGGGTACTTCTTTTGATGCATTTTTTTGTTTCTTGTCACCAATTCTTCCCACGTCTCCCGTCTGTTTTTTTCGGGAAGAAACTTAGCATATTTCATGTAAACCGTAATATCACTTAATATTCTTTGCGAAATATTCATTTTTGTTTTAATTTAACTTTTAATTATTTGTTTGATCTTGAGAGTTTTTTTGTTTTCTTTTTTCAAGAAGTTCTCTAACTCTTTGTCTTTGTCTTTCTTCTTTTTGTTCCTCAAGACCTAAGAAAGTCATCGAGCTTTCAGTATCAATTTCAATCATAGCATTATCAAACTTACAATTCTCGAACACAACCCCATCGTCTCCAATACGAGACTTGGTTATTGCTATTGTTGCCAACTTTAATTCTTTCTGTTGTAATGTTTTAGCTAGCGATATAATAACGTGTCCGACTTGTGCCTTTTTAATTGATCCCCCCATTTGATCCGTGGTCACAACTTCAGATGAAATTGATGATCGGTTGCCTTGAGTTGCGGTCCAACCAACTATGTTCATCTCGTGACACATCGCTTCAAAAGCTCTCATCACAGACCCTTCACTTTTCCATTCGTCACCAAGATTTCTGTCAGGAACTATACAATCAATATAATCTAAAACTACCATATCAATCTTAATTCCGTCAGAAACAATTTTTCTAATTTGATTTTTTATTTGTAACATAGTCATTGTATCAGACGGAAGTTTTTTCAAAATCAACTTATTTGACATCGACACTTCAATCTGTTTAACTTTACTCATAACCTCATCTTTTTTACCTGATAAATCGTCAGGATGAATTTTAGTCCATAGGGTAAAGTGTTTTCTTTGAATCACCTTTGAGTTGTCCTCGAAGAATATCTGAATAACATTAAAACCGAGATTAAATGCGTGGTTTGATATTTTTGTTAGTATGGTTGATTTACCAACACCCGTAGGAGCTAAGATAACGCCAATTTCTCCTTTTGCCAAACCACCTTTTAACAATCTGTCGATTCCTGAAATACCCATCGGAATTGGGTGTCTGTAGTCCTCTTCAAGTACTTGGTGAAGGTTTGAAAATACATCCAACATTGATGTATCTTTTGATCCGACCTGAAGGGCCGTCTTTACCATTTCTTCAAGGGTGTCATAGTTTTCAAATTCACCCCCGTCAATGATTTTTTGCGCTTTTCCCATAACCTTTTGAAGTTCTTGTTGTTTACAGAATTTTAAGGCCTTTTCTTGAACGAAACTAACGCCATCAATAGGTGCGTCCTTAATTTTTTTAATCATATCCAAAACAATCTTTGACGCGGTGGCTTGTTGTAACTCAGATTTAGTGATTTGTTCAAGGGTTTCAAACGATGGTATATGATCGTATTTTTGATAATACTCTCTTATCATTTGAATAATGATTTTAAAGTATTTGTTTTCAAAATAATCATTTTCAATAACGTCGATTATAGAGTGTGAAAAGTCTTTATCTACTACAATTCGATTTAAAAGTTGTAACTGAAATGTGTTCCCTAAATACTCGAAATTTTTACTAGTCGCCATATTTTTTTTTACTTTTTGTAAAGATAAATAGTATTATTTTTTGATAAAGTTGGGATAAAAATAATTAAAATTTTTAGCTGAAAAAATGTCAGTTAACTCAGTCATGATTGATTTTAACTTTGGTCGTAGGTCTACGGTATATCTGACCTTCGGAGGGTATACTTTCGCGTCGAACTGTCTATGACAAATTGTCAGGTCTCCAACCTTAATTATTATGTTAAAATTTTCTGGACCTTCTGTAATCGAGGTGTTTAGAACTTCAGGTTTCTCAGAAATTTCATATTGGTTGTCTAACATATAAACAACTGATCTTATCTTCAAATCGTACTTTAAATCGCGACATAAACTTTTAATGTGATTGTAAAACTCCTCCGATTTATGTGCGTTTTTGTTAAATCCTCTTACGTTGAAAAATCTTTGAACCACGATGTTTTCGTTACACATTAACAAAAATTCAACTTTTGTTATATCCTGCTCTTTCATTTGTTTTTTACTTTTTTTTGTTTCTAAATTTTTGTTTTTCTTTTCTTGTCAATTTTAGAAATGGTTTTAAAAAACTCACCCAAGCTTCGTCACCCTTAGGTAAGTACTTAAAAAATCCATCCTCCATCATCATTCGAATTAGATTTCTATGTCCTCGTCCGTCGGGATCCATCGACTCTGAATAATATATTCCAACTAATTCTTTTTCCTTGTCATTCAAAAGGGGGTTATCTAAGTTTACAAGTTTTTCATTTATCACAAAAAACTCATCACCAAAAATACCCTCTTTTGTTTTCCCACTAAGTATGTTTTGAAGAGCTACGTTTTTTTTTTCTTCTTTTAAAAGTTTTTCACTTTTTTGTAAAATATAGTTTAATTCAACTTTTTGTTCAAGTAACTCAGGAAACAATTTAATTAAAGTTTTCTCACCAAGATAAAATATTCCATCGATATTATCAGAACTATCACCAGTGAGGATTTTAATTGTTCTAACATTATAGTGGGGAACTTCAATATCATGAAGTTTTATTTTGTCTCCCAACTTATAATATTGTTTTGTGGATGGTGAATAAATGGAAACTTTTTCTCCAATTAATTGAGTTAAATCTCGGTCACTCGAGAATATCGTTTTTTCTTCGTCTAAAGACACTTTACAGTAGTGAGCAATTAAGTCATCAGCTTCTGCGTGTTCTGTCTCCAATTGTCTTACAAACATCTCCTCAAGATATTGTTTAATCCTTTGTTTTTGTTCTAAAAAAGATTCTTCTTTTGATTCGGTCTCAGATGATTTACGATTTAACTTATACTTGGGATAAAGTAATCTTCTTTGAGCCGATGAAGTTTTAGAGTCCCAAAGAACCACAACTTTATTATAGTTGTGTTCCTCCAAGAATTTACGAAGAGTGTTTAGAAAGTGCCAAACTCCACCAACATGTTTTCCATTATGATAGAAATCTCTAACACCATAAAAACCAATTTTTAATAAATTATTTCCGTCTACTAATAATGTTTTATTCATTTATCATACCATTCGATGATTCAACAATTTTGTTTCCTTTTTTCATATTTTCAACAGCCCACAGAGGTTGTAAGTTAGTATAATGGCATAACTTGTAAAGTTCTTCTTCAGTTTTTGCAGAAGATAATGGAATTATATGATCTATATGCCACTCTACTCTATTTTCCCAAGTCATACCGTTACTAAATTGTTTTTCTAAGTTTTCTTTTAGTTCTTGAGGTGTGCATCCAACAATATCGAAAGTTTTGTTTGTTTTTGTAATGTTGAGTTTTTTTAAATATCCTGATAATCTTGACCTCATACCGGTTAATAATTTAAATTCAGGTTCTTGTTTTTTTCGATTCTTCCAATAATCGTTATATTTTTTTCGATTATTGTTGATCCATATTTTCTTTTTTTCAATTTGAACATCTTTAACTTTATCCCAATAGTCTTTAACTTGTTTTTTATACTTTTCAGGATTACTTTTTCTCCAAATCTGTTTTTTATATAAAAGATATTGCTTGTTTTTTTGAAAGTAATTCTTACGCATCTGTCTAATCTTTTCCTGATTGTTTTTTTTATATTCCGAAGATCTTTCATTAAAACAACATTTACAATCAGATCGATGTCCATCTTTAGTTTCTTTTCTTTTGTAGAATTCGCAAATATTTTTTTCTTGACTACACTTACTACAAATTTTTGTTTCCATTTTTTACATAGTCTTTTAATAATTTATTAACAAGGGAAGAAATATTTATTGATCTGTCTTTAAAGTATTTTGGTAAATCAGGATCAACAGATACACCAATTTTTACTTTTTTTTCATGATCTTCAATTTTTTTCCTTCCCATATATTAATAAATATCTATAAAAGTAGAATTATTATAATTTATAATCAAATTTCTTCTTTTTCTTCCTTTAAATCAAAATCACCATCAATTCCAATAATATTTTTCCAATAATCAGCATATTCTTTTTTATATTTTTCAATATTAGTTTTTTCTTCAGCAGAATCTTTTCCTGCTAAAAACCCATGTGGTGTTACAATTATTTTTCCATCATCATAACCTAAACCGGATATATGATTTTTTAATACCGATACCTTACTTCTTATTGCAAATTTGATAGTTCTCTTATCTTTTGTTGCCGTAATTTTTGTTGTTCCAGCACTTTTTTGATTACCAAATAAGAACACTAAAGAGGAATTCAGCCAAATAGCCTCTCCGCCTTTCGCCTTAATTTTCGGTTGACCAAAAGGATTATCTGGGAGCTCCACCCATGGTTGTGCGATTATAATTAAACTATTCTCATATTTAGAATCATACTTTCTAGATCCTGAAATCCTTTGGTTAATTCCCATACCAATTTTGTCCGCCAATGCCGCAGCATTATGTTGTTTTCC